AGTTCTGACGTTAGCTGTGTAAATAAATCCATCAGCCTGTAAGACCTTTAAAGGTTTGTCTTCGACCAAAACCTGATTTACGTCTTTGACGCATATTGTTTCCGTAAGATGCCATAGAGAATGGATTAGCATTTTTAGCAGATTCTGCTGTGTCACTTACAGTATCTTGAATATCTTCCATAGGATCTCTAATCATGTTAGTGATTTGATCTCCGTAATGTTTTTGAATGCCTTCTGCTGTTGTTTTTATTCCTTCTCTTTTAGGATCATACAAAACGCCACCAAGACTAAGCTGCCTGTCTAATACTTCACCTGTTGTTCCACCCATCAGACTTTTCCTGTAATAAGAGTTCTTGAAGTACCTGATCTACTAAGGCCACCTCTTCTGCCTTTTCTCTTTTGTTCTAGTAAATCAGCAATGTTTGCTTTGCCTTTAAGACCACCTTTATCTCCAGATGCTGTACCTAGCTGATTCGCTAAGTTTTGTCCTAATGCAGAAGCTGCATTCATTCCTGTCTGAAACGTGTCTTCGAATGCACCAACAATGTTCTGTCCAGTAGTTTCAATGTTTTTTCCTGCAGTTTCGTAAGCTCCAAAAGCATCTTTTACTTCTCCTGCGGTTTCAGCACCAAAGTTTTTAGCTCTATTAACAGCATCGTTGACAACCTTTGTTGGATTATCAACAGCATCTAAGGTTTGGTTGACCACATTAGAAGATTCTTTTTCTATCTTCTGTGCTCCTGTGTCTATATCAGATCCTGTGTATCCAGACTTGTCTGCAGCTTGCTTAACGACTTTTCCTAAATCAGATTTCTTAATAGTGCTTTCTGCACCAGATGCAGTTCCCTGTACTGCTTTTTTCACACTTACATCACCTTTAGCTACTTTTTTAGCTTCATTAGTTACTTTATTTACAACATCAGTAGCAGAACCACCTCCACCACCTCCATAGCAGATGGTTTTGGATTTAGGAAATCTTTGACAATCCCAAGGTTGATGTAAGTTAAGTAAGTCCATTGTTTGTCTCATGAAAAGTATTGGTATTCTAAATCCTGAGTACCGATTGCGTACTCCATTCTAGGTTTTTCTTTATGTATTGTTGCGTAGCGTACTGACATCGTTGCGTATCTGGTTGCACTCATAATGTCATCACGTTCTTTAATGATCTTTCCTTCTTTTCGATGGTACATCCGCATTTCTGCAAACCATTCGGCAAGATGTTCAAATACTTTAAAACGCCCTGACTGCATTCTCTGCAGAATGTCCATGATACCTGGCTCAACAGAAAAACCACCGTCGGGATTGCTGAAATGGCTACCAAGCATATTAACGCCAAGGCGACGATACTGTTTAGCAAGTGGATCGCCAGAACCTTTGTCATGTTGCATACCATCATGAGGCCATGCCACAGGAATCCAATCGCCTTTAGAACGTATTGCATGGGCATGAGCAATAGGTGTTTCAGCACGTATTGTGTATAAGTCATAGACGTAGATCGTGTCTGTTTCACGATCCCATGCAACCCATACTGCAGCAAATGGATGATCCCAACCAAAGTCAATCCCACAGACTTTAGGCCAGTATTCTGGAATCTGAAACGCAGGGATCTTGATAGAATCTTCGTCAACTGGATAAACCAATCCTGAACCAAGAACAGGAACCCCCTTTGATCGCATATTTCTTTCATGCGGAGGAAGTGCTGCAAGTATTTCATTCCTGGTTTGTTCATCTAAATGTGGTGCATCATCCCAAGTTGCATGATACAGCTGTTGTCCTGGTTTTAAATCGTTCATGAACTGAGCAACTGTATTCGTCATTCCTTTCTCTGGAGTAAAGGTCATGAAGATCAGTCCTTGAGTCTTCAAGGTTGCTCTGAGTCCTTGTGAGTAAATATCCTGTGGTGGTTCTTCGTCTAGCCATACAATGTCTACTGCTTTACCCATCCATTGTTCTTTGCCCTGTTCATAGGACTTAAACCAGATCTTTGAGTTCTTACCTGATGCATGTCTAACCGTAACTGCAGAATAGGCATTAGGAATCCCAGGAAGCCTGTCTGTGTGTACAATCCTGTCTTTAGGAATAAGTCCTTTACCATAGTCTTCTGGATCTCCTGGTTCGCCTAATAACTCTGCTTGAACAATATCTCTAGTGTTTGCTGTTGTGTTTCCTGCAGCCCATATCTTGATTGCAGTATCAAATTTATGTCCTTCCCACCAATCTGGATAATCTCCAAGTGCATGAATCGCTAATTCGGCAGCACCGCAGTAGGTTTTTCCAACCTTATTTGCTGCCATAAGCAGCCTCTGCTTTGCTCTATTCTTGTTAAGATCTCTCGCTTTATGAAACTCAACTTGATATCCGTAAGGGTGGTAATAATGAATCCTGTTGGTATCTTTGAGTTCGGTAAGCTGTTGTAAAACTTTGACCGCTTGTTCTACGTCCGTCATTCAAGGATCTTTTGTCCTGATACTTTTGCACCTAATCCTGCTAATTGTTCTTTTCCGCTACTAGCAATCTTTGGTGGTTTTGCTTTTATAGCTTTGTTTCTTACAAATCGGCTTAATCTTTCTGTACCTTGTCTCATGACCTGACCACGTATATTGGATTCCTTAACTTCAGGGTCCATTGTGTAAACAGATGCATTGGACATTCGAATACCCTGTGTTGATGGAATGTCACTTGCGGTAGGTCTGAGTACTTTATATTTCTTTCCTTTATGCTTCTTGGGATCTTCTCCTGCAGTTATTTGAGTTGTTGCTTCTAGTTGTACTTTGTCTCTACCAACTGCAGTAGGGTTGTCAATATTCCTTCTTGGTTCTACAGAACGATCTAATCCTTTAGAAACATCTGTCGGCTTTTCTAGTTTTAATAAAACATTACTTATAGTTTTATCAATAGCCTGAATTCTTGGTGTATTCCTAATATTGGAATCATGTTTCTCATGCGTGTATTTCCATGCTCTGATAAGTGCATGATGCATAATCTTTGCGTTAGCATGGCCTTTTGTGGATTCCCTTAATGATTCCTGTCCTAACTTCAATAACCTTTGTTCAGGCTTCAGATTAGAATTATCAGCATATAACTGTTCTAACCTAGTAAATGCAGAGTATGCGGTGTTTTCATAAAACGTCTGAGATCGGCCTGGATAGAATCTTTTCAGATCCTTCATGACCATATCTGCTTTCTGTGACCAATGATGCATTGAAGTAGGAGAGGCTAAGCAAGAGGAGCAAACTTAACCTCTCCAATTGGAGCCGCTTCCTTACGACTCACAATCAAGAACACCGACATCTCCATTTCCGTAAAGATTTATTAATCCTGCTATTAGGATCTCTTGCTGTCTTTGCAGATGTTAATCTTCTCTTCATTCCGCACATCCTAGAACAGAAAGACTTTCTTCTTGCTGCACGTTTGCCTTTAGGCTTTCTTTCCGTAACAGCCATTTTTAATTTGCTTCCAGGATTCTGCCTACGATAAGAAGCAATGCCTTTCCTGTTCAATCCACCAGACTTGGATTTACCTTCTTTTCTTTGCCATGCTGGTGACTTTGCCATTAGTTGATTGCTCCAATAGGTTCTTCTTTCATCTCAGAAATAATAAAAGGTGCAGCCTTGGTCTTTAGCTCTTCTTTACCCAACAAAACATCCGCTTTCTCACGACCTACTAAAGACACAAGCTCTGCTTCTAATTGCTTTATATCTTTCTTATCCTCTTCAATCTGTACCTTATCTGTAGCTTTAAACCCTGCTCTATCCATTAAATCTTTAGCAGCTTGATATCTCACCGTATCCGATTCAGATTCCTCCATTAATGCCTTCATTGCAGAAAACGCTTTAGGCGTATGATCTACAAACATCTCTAGCATTCTTTTCTGTATCTGATTTGCTAACTGCCTTTTTAAATTGCAGGCTTGGTTGCTTATGTATTTACCATCCTTGTAACCAGCATCTATTGCTGATTGTCTGGCATTGCCTGTTTCGCAATAAAGATCAACAAACTTAGCCTGCATCTCTAACTGCTTCTTTGAACTCATGCGTAAGTTCCAGATCCTTTCTTTTTCTTAGAAGCTACCATCTTCTTCTTAACTGACCTGTTCTTCTTTGCAGTCTTTTCCGAATCCTTAAAATCCTTTGCACTCGGAGCACCTTCTTCTCCAGGTTTCCTCATTTTCTCTCCAGATCCCTGTTCGATTCTTTTACGCTTTTTATGAATATTTTCGTAAAGTCCAGCCATACTTATCCTTATATTGTTATGTTACTTAACAAAGTAATTGTTCAAAAAGTAGAGAGATGTATAGTCTCTACTGCACAGCAACCGCAGTTTTGTTCCCACCCCCAGCTTTACCAAGATTTTAACAACACGGCCTACACTATTGAGGATGTTTATGCAGGGTTTAGTACAGGCATCAAGCATTCGCACTCTACTGTGATATTAATTCCTAGCCTATTGCAGGTTTAGTAAAACTAATATCAAGTGCAATCTGTGTAATACAATACTAACAGGGTAATATAGTGTGTGATTAGTTATGTAACAGCTTTATACAGTTATACCCCTAACCAATATAACTCTACTATATCACAGTTTTATTCTAGATATATCTAAAGCTATATATATTAATATTATTATATATATATATTATACTGCATTTATATATGTATCTGTAATGTAACCATTAATCATAAGTCCCACATCTCATTTGTTTGTAATTTTATTTATATCCAGCAACTGCCACTTTAGCGATACGCCGATTTCAAATACCTTGATGACTTCAGTACAATCAATCTAGCTATACCACCGTCATTGCATTATAAGCAAACTATGCCAGGCAAGCTGTCATGACGTTTGCAATATATCCTGCAAAACATCTTATGCTTCGCATTGCTTGCTTGTATTGTGCTTGTATCTCCGTACTAGCTTTACCTCATTACAAAATACCTCTTCTTCTTTTGTGAAAGAGGTATTTCTTCATTACCTCAACTACTGTTTTTATAAACAGTATTCTCTTCTTAACTTCTCATAATGAGGACTTATGACTAACGTAACAAAAGCTAGTGTAATTAACTTCATCATGGCAAAACTTGATGGAACAGACATAACTGCAGACAAGCTCAATGCAATGTCAGTAGACAAGCTTCTGCAAAAATATAATTACACACTAAACGATGTATCAGAATGGATGACACAACCAACAGTAGAATCCATAGAACATCCTGACAATGATGTACGTGATGCAATCATCGAATACATTGTTTCATGTAATTCACATATTAATGCTGACAAACTTCACTCAATGACAAGTGGTGATCTTATTAATCGGTTTATGCTCAATGTTGATGATGTTATTGCATGGAAACAAAACAATACTGTAACTGATGCAACACCCAATACTCGTAAGTTTACTATTAACTTTCGTGATGGTGCTAATGCTATTGCAGTATTCACAAAGACTGATGATGGTTCATGGAAGTTATCATATAAATCTACCAGACTTCGCTGGATGGATGATGATCAAAAAGTATATGATCGTGAGTATGATCCTACTAATCCTGCACCACGCACAATCATTGAAACTATTCCACGTACTGATGAAACCAATCTAAACTGGTGTCTCAGTCAACCAAACTATGATGAGCAGTACTTAACTGTTTAATCTAAAAACAAACCCTGTTCGTTGTGAGCAGGGTTTCTTTTTTCAATGAGGACATTATGCATATTAATTATTCAAACTTTGCACTCAAACCAGACTTAGACCAGTTTGGTGATTTTACACTTTCAGATGTTTCTGATCATTCAACATACAAACATCCTGATTTACATGATAAACGTGATGTAATATATGTAACTCCAACAGGTCAATCATACTCTGCAGTTTCATCTATCAATCATTTATCTGCAGGCAATGTATCACTTACACACTACGATGAAATAGAGTTTCTAATGCAACAAGCAACAGATTCTGATTTATCATATGGTGCAGAAGATTTGTTTCCACGCTCATTGCAATACTGCAAATTAGATTGGAAATGGGTCAAAGAAACTGATGGTACATACTATCGCACATACGAGATTGATAATCGTACATCGTATGATTCACCTACATATCATTCATTATCAGCTAATGATGATGATGACTATCCTCAATACATCGATTGGGTATTAGATTACATGGCAGATTCTAAACACTTTAGTTTCGACCATTTCTATACTCACAAATATGGTTTGCATTCAGAACGTGCTATGCCACTTCAAGATATTGACAGACCATTTGTCGATCCAACCTTTATTCCTTCCAAACGTAATACATCAATTACTCAAGATGTTGTTAATGTTGCGACTGATCGCTATATGCAATCCAAATACGATAATTGGCTACGCATCTTCGCACGTTAATCTATCAGGCTTACACCCCTTTTCAACGGGGGGTGTAAACCTCTCTCATTTAGTTTCAATCTTTCACATATGAGGACATATGCAACTACGTAACTTTGCCTATTATGTAACCTGTGGTTTCATCGGATCTGCAGTTTACCATTTATACCATGCTCTTGCCGTAGGACTGTTATGAATTATGTTAAAGAAACTGACGGATCATGGTCGCAAACTGATCTTCATTTATCAGAAGAATCAGAGCTTGATTTTACCCATCCTGATTACACTGTTCTTCATGAGCTATGTAATCAACCTGATAATCTTGATAGCACTTTTGTTGTCAGGACTCTCAATACTAACTAATCATAAGGATTATCATGCAATCATTACAAAATGCCGTGCAAGAGTTCGAGAACTTCACACAAAGTATCTCAGATGGTATCAACAAAGATCAGGTTAAAGGTCTTGCATCCGATGTTGGTGAACAGTCTAAAAATGTTCTACAACAAACCCTCAACTTACTCGCCAATGTTGGCATCGGCCTATTCTATGGTGCAGGTGTTAGCATTTATCTCACCTTATTGTTCCCATTCAAATTGTTCTACAAAAAAGTTTTCAAACGCAGTTCTGATTCTACATCAGTTGTAAAACTGTAAACAACGCAGGCAGTACGCAAGTGCTGTCTGCATTCCAACATCTCAGTTCCAATCCACAAAACCACGCTTGCTGTCCAGGTCCTTGGACCGTAACGCAACTTCAATCAATACATTGCCATGTCACAAACCAATTTCTGTCAACTATGTGAACGACCTTCTTTGCACAGATTCTGTTCTTCACAATGTGAAATAGAATTTGATCAAGCAATGAAAGAACAATCCGTACTAGAGGCTTTAGATGTTATACAAATGTACCTTCGAGATACCATTTCAGTCATACCGATTACTTCTAGGAATGAAATCTCTCAGAAACTTAGAAGTCTTGGATGTCAAGACTCATCAAAACATGCCAATTAACAATGCAATTGAATATGAAACAGTATGCAAAATGGTAGTTCATGCATACGATTTATTTTTAGAAATTCAACACTTATACAAACTGGAGCAAAACAAACATGGTCACAACATTACAATTGATAGCGAATGCCCTGCTGAAGATGAGTACTTTTCTTATAAAGGTAAGCGTTGGCGTTGCATTGAGATACGCCTTCCATTGCATGTATATGCATGTTCGGACGATGACGAAGAAATCAAGTCTCTCATACCTATAACTAAAATAGATTTTGTTCACCCATTCTAGTAAAATTTAATATGGATCATCCACTACATGATGATAGTCATATTCCTGCAGCTATCGAAAGTACAGACGAGCGTATTGAAGAGTTAGTTTATGCTTTGACTGAAGAAGCAGATACTGACGTTTTAGTAGATTGGTCTATTGAATATTTAACTAAACTATACAAAACCAATGAAGGTGTTTTTCAACAAGATTGGCAAACATATATGGAGACTAAGTAATGGGTAAAGACAATCTTAGATTTAGACAACGACCATATGGTTCTAAACCTATTGTATTTAAACGTCCTGACCAATGGGGTCATCAACCTACGTCTGAAGAAATAGCATTGGCTACAGACGAATATATGAAGAAAGGAGGTGTTATCAATGAAGTAGAATACTACGGAAAAAACCCGGAATTAGTAGATGAAGATACGTTTACATCTACAGATGAAGAACTAAATCAAATCCTAGAAGAGAATAAAGTATGAACAACAACTATGTATATCTTGGTACTGAACTAACGTATGAAGATCTAAAAGCAACTAGATCAATGATGCCTGCACCAACTAGATCTCATGTGCCTATTGCACATCATGATGTTTATGATCTGATTGCAGAAGAAGCTACAAACTTTGGTTTTGAGCTTAGTAATCCAATGTTCGGTACATCGCATGATCATCAAAGAATGTTTGGCATTGTAGAATGTCAGACTGATTTGATTCATCCAGAACATACTTCGTTCCTTGCATTTCGTAACTCACATGACAAACAGTTTCCTGCATCTGCTGCACTCGGTAAACGAGTGACAGTATGTAGTAATCTGATGTTTGGTGGTGAAGTTAGCATTCGTGTTAAACACACAACCAACATCTGGGATCGTATCAAGCCTAGATTTGCTAATGCAATCAGTAAGCTTGCTAAGTTTGAGAAGGTCAACAATGAGCGCATTGATCTCTACAAAAATACAACAGAGATTCAGATTGGCAAATATGACCCAATGAACTTAGAAGATCAGGCTACAGTCGATCACTTTGTTTGTGAGTCAATGCGTAGGAATGTGATTACTTCTGACAAGATCAAGATTGTCATGAAAGAGTTCTATGAACCAAGGCATGACGAGTTTAAGCCTAAGACCCTGTGGTCATTGAATAATGCTTATACAGAAGTATTTAAGCGTTACAGCAATCCACATAGCTTATGGCAGCGATCTCAGAAGCTCACAACCTTATGTGACATGGTATGTGATGCAGAGTTTGAAGACATCAATGCAGTAGATACTGTGAATGAAGATGTTGTTGAACTAGCTTAGTCGTTAATTAGCAATATATTGACAATGGAACGTGATTTTCAGGAAATAGTTAATAATATCAAGACACCTGGACTTTGATCTTGAAATCCTGGAATCACTTCCTTG